GCGGAAAGATATGCAGACTTTGAACAAATGGAGTTCATGCCAGAATTAGCTTCGGCTATGGACATTTATGCAGATGAAATTACAACGCACAGTGAGTTTGAAAAATCATTATTAATTGATTGTCAGAATGAAGAAATAAAAGAAATATTAAATACTTTATTTTTCAAGGTATTGTCTGTGGATGCAAATCTTTTTGGCTGGGTTCGTTCCATGTGCAAATATGGAGACTTTTTTGGTTATTTAGATATTGATGAAAAAAATGGCATTAAAGGAATTATTGGTATGCCGGTTAACGAACTGGAAAGGATGGAGGGCCAAGACCCTTCAAACCCAAATTATTTACAGTACCAATGGAACACTGGCGGCCTTACTTTTGAAAATTGGCAAATTGCCCACTTTAGAGTGTTGGGTAATGATAAATATGCTCCGTATGGCACTAGTGTTTTAGACCCGGGCAGAAGAATCTGGAGACAATTAACGCTCTTAGAAGACGCCATGATCGCTTATAGAATTGTGAGATCGCCAGACAGGAGGGTTTTTAAAGTTGATGTTGGTGGTATAGCCCCAGAGGAAGTTGAACAATATATGCAAAAGGTCATGACATCCATGAAAAGACATCAGGTTGTTAATGCTAAAACAGGAGAACTCGACCTTCGCTATAATCCACTTTCAATTGAAGAAGATTTTTTCGTCCCTGTCAGAAATGGGGTCGCCGCGACCGACATTTCTAACTTGGGTGGTCAATCTTGGGCAACAGCAATTGATGACGTCAAATACCTACAAAACAAATTGTTCGCTGCGATTAAAATTCCAATGTCTTATTTGATTCGTGGCGAAGGGGCTACCGATGATCAGGCATCTTTGGCACAAAAAGATATCAGGTTTGGTAGGACAATTCAAAGATTACAGCGTTCTGTCATATCTGAATTAGAGAAAATAGCAACAGTTCACCTTTATACTCTTGGCTATCGTGGGAACGATCTGATCAACTTTAATCTAAGGCTGCAAAATCCATCCAACATAGCACAAATGCAAGAAGTTGAAAAATTGAGTCTAAAACTTGATGTTGCAACCAAAGCATCACAATATGTGTATAGTAATCGATGGGTTTCAAAGAATATTTTGGGAATTTCCGACGAGGAATATGTCAGGAATGTTAGAGAGAAGTTTTATGACAAGCGTCTAGAAGTCTCACTGGCTTCAATTGCAGAATCTGAAGGCGCCGCAACAGCAGCTACAACACTCACCGGCGCGGGCTTTGGTGGTGAGGGTGATATGGCTGGGCTTGGAGCAGACTTGGGTGCTGAAGCGCCTGCCGCAGAAGCCCCCGATGCAGAAACACCAGCCGCAGAAACTCCTGCACCAGAGCCGCCGGCAACTCCACCAGCAGAAGAGGAAGGGGTCCTACTGGCAGAACCCGCCGCGCCAATAGCGGAGCAGGATTCTGATGGCCCAGAGCCTGTCTATACTGAATACGCAGATGGGTCATATGTTACAAAAGGATCAAATGGCAAGAAGTACATGAGAGTAAAGACCGACAAAAGAAAATACGCCGGCCGGCACGAGTCTTGGGTAAAACCTCAAAGAAAACCGCGAAGATTTGATAAGGCCATGACAATTGGAACATTTATTAGTGAAAATCGATCTAATTATAGTGAAGACTTTGAAAAAAGAATGTCATCGTTAAATGAAGAGATAGAAAAAATATTAATAGAGGAAAACTAAATGAAGCACAACAAGAGAAGGAATACTGCTTTCGTTTATGAAGCTTTGGTCAGAGAGCTTACTAAACACACGATTCATAAGAATGAGGAAAAAAAGAAAGTGGTTCTCAATGTAATTAAGGAAACTTTTAACAGCAATTCGTTGCTAAGAAAAGAATTAAGCCTTTACAACGAAATTATTAAAACAAGAGAAATCGCAGTTAAAGACGCTGAAAAGGTTGTACGTCTGGTGAAAGAGGCACGCCAGAAAATCGATAATCAAAAATTATTTTCAGAACAAACAAAATTAATAAACACAATAAATAAAAGATTAGATGAATCAATATTTTCTAATTTTGTTCCAAATTATAAAACGCTCGCCAGCATATATCAGATTTTTTCACCAAATACAAAAATTAAAGACAAAGTTCTCTTAGAAAATTTTATTATTAATTTTATGGCATCTAAAAATGTCAAGCTGCATGAAAAGAAAAACGAAATAAAAGCCTCAACTGTTAAAATATTTACAAGCAAGTTTAATTCAACATACTCTAAACTCAATGAAGAGCAACAAACCCTTTTATCAAAATATATTGGGTCTTTTAAAGATAATGGTTTAGAGTTAAAAATCTATTTGAATGATGAACTGGGCAGGATTAAAAACACCCTCAAGGAGCAAAATAACAATATCAGCGAAGAGCTAAAGGAAAAAATGAGCGAAGTTCTTATCCTAATTGATGGATTCAAAAATCAAATGATAAGCGAAGAGATGTTAAAACAAATATTAAAAATTCAGGAGTTGTCCCGAGAGATTGAATCAAATGAATAAATTAGAAGAATTAAAAATAAAAGTTGAAGAACAGGAGTCGGGCAAAATTAAAATTTCTGTCAAGCAAAAAGAGCCTGAAGAAATAAAGGTGGCTGTTCAGCCAGAGCCATACGAAACTATAAGACTAGATGTTAGAAAGACTTTGGACAATAACTATGTTATATATGACCATCCCCTTTTTGACATTGTTATCAATCCAGATAAAAAGAGGATTACAACTTTTATAAAGAGATATTCAAAGACAGACCCATATCCGCATCAAGATGTTTTCTTTGATTATCTTATGAGAAAAGGATTAATAATCCCAGATAGTATAAAGGGTGGGAATATTTTTGGTAGCCTAGAAGCAACTTATCCAGCTAATAAAAAAGTAGATTTGTTAAAAAGTCTTTTATTGTCGGTATACTTGTTTTTATTAGACGAGTTAGAAAAACTGAAGACTGCTTTAGATTATGACCAAGAGGTTGATGATTCTTTAACAAATCCTTCTCAGCAGGATAGCACTGAATACGGCGAAGTTCCGCAAAAAAGAAAGAAAGGGACTTCCGATCCTTTTTACACTCAATATTATGGCTTGTTATATAGGATATAGATGTCTTTAATTTATTTTGTTTTAGTGTGTTATGGAATAACACAAATTTTAGTTTATGGTTCTATATTCAATAGAGTGAGGCCAAAGGCGGGGTTTTTTGGAGAATTATTTCATTGCCCAATGTGTTTAGGTTTTTGGGTCGGCGTTTTTGTTTACGGAATTTCTTTTTATACAGAACTATTTACTTTTGAACTTAATTGTGCCAATCCGTTGTTGCTTGGTTCATTAAGTTCGGGTGCCTCATACGCCCTGAGTGTGTTATTTGGAGATGAAGGTATAAATGTTAAACGGAATTAATAGTTTTGTAGAAACAAAGTGGATGCTTCAGCCGCCGAGGCTTTGTAAAAAGGGTTGCTGTATCATGCGGGTCGCGCCCGCAGGAGAAAAAAATGAATATCGATCTTAAAGAAATTAGAAAGATGGTTGCAACGGCTCTTATACAAGAGCGGGTTGGTTACTATGGTAGTGGCAACAACGTTGAATCAGACGCCGGCGAATTGGCAGAGGCTCCGGAAATCGACGCCATGGTTGAACAAGCCGAAGAAGAAATGAGTAATTTAGAAATGTCTAAAACCAATATTGCCCAAGCGGCCATGGCAGACACAGCAGAAAAATTGGCCGGCCCACTTGTTCAGGCAGGTGTTAATGCCGATGTGGTAAAGGGCATTTTAAACGATTTATACTCCAAGGTAATGGATGAAATTGAAATGTCCAAGGAAGAGAAAACAAGAGAGGCGGAAGTTGCCAAAAGCGATATAGGGTCCCCCGCTACTGGAGAATAATATGTCAGATAAATTGCTGTTAAGAGAATATTATGCACTTTGTGAGGGTGGTTATTGTAAAGATTTGCTAACAGAGGCGGAAAAAATGTCCATGGCCGAAGGCAAATCATTTTATTTAACTGGTATTCTTCAGATGGGTGGTACGAAAAATGGCAATGGCCGGAAGTATCCCACCCCTGTTTTAGAAAGAGAAATGAATAATTATGAAATGTTGATCAAACAACGAAGAGCATATGGCGAATTAGATCATCCAGATTCATCAGTTGTTGATTTAAAAAATGCATCTCACTTAGTTACTCGTTGGTGGATGGACGAACAAAGGGTTATGGGGGTGATTAAGGTTTTAGACACCCCTGCAGGCGAAATTGTAAAAGGCATTATTAGATCGGGTGGGCAAATAGGTATTTCATCGAGAGGGTTGGGTTCGGTCGTCAACGAAACAAATGGAGTCAGCATGGTTCAAGACGATTTTCAATTGATTTGTTTTGATATTGTCGCAGACCCATCAACACCCGGCGCCTTTATGAACCCCACAAAAATCCGTGAAAATAAACAAGTAAGAATTCACAATAAGGAATATAGAGTTAATGCTTTAATTAATTCTATTTTAGAGGAAAAATGAAAAAACAAGAATTTAAAAAATTTATTAAACCAATTGTAAAAGAATGTATTCACGAAGCAATTTTAGAATCTGGCTTGTTATCAAATGTAATTTCTGAAGTAGTAAAGGGTCTGGGCGCTCAAGCTTTAAATGAACAGCAAAAAGCTAAAAGCGTTGAGCGGGCAGAAGAAGAAAAAAATAAAATTATTGCAGAACAAAGAAAGAAATTAAATAATGAAAAATTAACACAGACCAGAAAAAAACTTTTAGAATCCATGGGCACAGACGCTTATGGCGGCGTAGATCTATTTGAAGGAACGACTCCAATGACAAGCGGCAATTCGGCAAAGTCCACATCAACGGCCTCGCCATTATCCGGTGTCGATCCTAATGATGCGGGTGTGGATATATCTGGTATTTTAAATATTGGTGGAGATAAGTGGTCAAAACTAGTGTGAGGTATTTATGAGCGTTGTTAATGTTAAGGTTCGTGCTAGAAGAAATGAGCCAGTAGAAAACTTGATAAAAAGATTTAATCGAAAAGTAAAAAGGGAAGGGATCATAGAGGAAGTGAGAAATAGACGATTTTATGAAAAACCTTCTGTTAAAAGAAGAAGAGAAAAAATTCGTAGAAAAAGAATTTTAAAGAAACTATTTAATAAGGCGAGCGGAGAATAAAATGTCGAACAGCAGATCTGCAGATTATAGATATACTTACCAATTACCAGCTTTAGGAAAAGTCGGGCAGTACCAAATGAGTGGTATTCCCTTCATCACTGCATCGGTACCAGTTAATCCGGGTAGTTCTGCACCGACAGAAGTTATATTCCCTAGTGTTACTCGGTTTGTTACTGTTACAAATGATGCGACTGGCTCTAACAAACCCCTGCGCGTTGGCTTTTCTTCTTTGGGCGTAACTGGCTCTGAGTATAATGATAACGGAGAGGATAACTATTTTGTCTTAAACAACGGGGAATCTTACACTGGTGAATTCCGTGTCGGCGCCGTATATTTATTGGGTGCTTCAAAGCCTTTTGTGGTCGGAACACCAATGTTGGGTTCACCATCTGTTACCACCGCGTCGATTGTCGCAGGACTAACCGGTATCCCACAAGTGGCGCTAAAAGACAACTGGTCGGGATCCTCCGGAGTGGGCTAATGCCAATTCAACGTAGTGGCTTTGGGGCAAAAACAGCAAAGTCAACCAGTTCCACATCTGCCGGAAAGCAAAGTGTTGCAGATCGCGGCATCGGCGCGGATAGCGTTATTCGATCAATAGCAGGCACTGATACAGCGGTCTGGCTCGACATAGCCGAGTTAGATGGGCTTGCAGACGGGGAAAAAGTTGAAGAGTGGCCAGCTAAAGTGGGAATTGGACCCACCCAGACCACCGACGTCAATAAAAAGCCTCTTTATAAAGTCGCTGGCTTTAATAATAGACCATCGGTGTTGTTTGATAACAGCGATGATTGTTTAGTATGGGCCGCCAACGAAATTAATGGCGCAGGAACCTCTGCCACTACGATTGCGTCGGTATCTAATTCTGCCAGCACAGGCGCAAATTCTGTAATTTTTGAAGTTGGCGCAGCATACTGGGCAGGACAATACGCGGCTCAGTTTTATAATACCACCGAAGACGGAGTATCTGCGGAAGGACCGGGCGGCGCAGAAGGGACGGTCACAGCGGTTACACAAAAAGATAATGTATTTATTTCCGCTATGGACAGAGCAACAAGCCCCGACTCAATTGTGCCCTACATTAATGGTGAACCTGCTGCTGTCGAGGCAGAAACAGCCGCGAACAATACCAATGATTTCCTGTGGAATACGGGTGCCAATTTAGGCGCCCGGAACAATGGTTCCTCTCTTCCTTTAAATGGCGACATCCGCGAGCTTCTAATAATAAATCGATTTCTTGGTGTGGGCGAGTCTTGTCGGTTGGGAAAAGCGCTGATGAGTAAATGTGGCCTTACTGAGCAATATGTCGCCTAAAAGGACCATTGTGTTCACCCAAGTCATTTTAAAATTTTAATTACTATTTATTAAGAGTGAAAATAGGAGTCTTCTCATGTCATCAATGTTAGAACAAGCTATTGTGGATGCTGCAGCCTTAAGAGAGGCGGCGATTCAAAGTGCAGAACAAGCTGTAATTGAAAAATATTCCACAGAAATTAGGGAAACTGTGGAAAAATTAATGGAAACTGACGATCTTAACGAATCTAATTCCATTGACGAGCAATTCACAGAAGCCGATGAGAAGGGCGAAGGATATGCGTTTGTTGAAGGGACTGGGTTGAGCGACCTAGAAGAACATGAGCTTTTAGAAATTGATGTTAAAGGGCTTTTCGAACAATTAGAAAAAGAAAGACTAGAAGAATCAGAAGAAATTATTGAAATAATTGAAGAAGAAAATGAGCTTGAGGAAGAAGCAAAGCCTGAAGCGGCTCCCAAAGAAGAAGATGACGATTGGACATTAGCCCAAGGCTCAAAGAAGGAAAGAGAAGAAAGAGAAAAGCGTGAAAAAGAAGCAACCAAACCCAAGCCAACGCCCAGACCCAATCTTGAAGAAGAAGTGGAATTGGAAGAGGCGATTGAATTTGATTTTGAGCCGGTTCCTGAAGGCAATACTGAAGCTTATGGTGCAACGAACGCGCAACAAAAAGAACAAGCGATGCTTATTGATGTTATGCAGCAGATTGAAGCTGCCAATAAGAAGCTAGAGAAAAAGAACGAAAGCTTAACTAAGGATAAAAATAGCCTTGTTAAGTCAAATAAAAAATTAAAAGAATCTGTGGAAAAATTAGCTCAGAAATTTGAAGAAATGAAATTGATGAATGCTAAACTTTTTTACACAAATAAAACATTAATGGACGTCTCGTTGAATGAGCGGCAAAAGCATAAGCTTGTCGAGTCTATTAATAACGCTCAATCATATGAGCAAGCGAAGATTGTCTATGAAACTCTTCAAGGCACAGTGGGAAATGTTTCTAACAAGAGACAACCAGAATCTCTGAGCGAAGCTGTAGGCAAGCGATCTTCAACATCTTTATTGCTTAAAGCAAGAAAGCAGGATGACAAGCCAAAAGTGAGCGAAGGCAATAATCTTTTTGCAAGTCGAATGCAGGTTTTAGCAGGCATTAAAAATTTAAAGGAGGATTAAAACAATGTCTAATATAATTGAAAAATTAACTGAAAATATTGTTGCTCGTGATCTTTCGAAGGAAGGCGCTGCCCTAGTTAACAAATGGGAAAAAACAGGACTTCTTGAGGGTCTAGGTAACGATAAGATGAAGGACAACATGTCCCGTCTCTTAGAAAACCAAGCCAAGGAACTTCTTCGTGAAGCTTCCACAATGGCTGCTGGTGATGTCGAGGGCTTCGCGGCCGTCGCATTTCCAATCGTCCGTCGTGTATTCGGCGGCCTACTCGCTAATGATCTCGTTAGCGTTCAACCAATGAGCCTACCAAGTGGTCTCATCTTCTTCTTGGATTTCCAGAAGGCAGATCAACGTGGTGGGGCATTGGTCAATGATTCCGTCTATGGTGGTGGAAAGGTTGGCGCCGAAATTACTGGTGGTGTTAGCTTAACCGGACTCAATGCTGAAAAGTCATTTTACAGCTTGAACAATGGCTATAGCTCTCCAATGTCTGGTGGTATACTTACAACCGGACCACTCGTTGTTGCTTCTGGTGCTATTGATGCGAATGGTAACTTCCAGTTCATGACGACCTCTAATCGAACCGATTCGATTACTATTGAAGAGGCCCGTCGAATTGTTAGAGCCGACCCAGATATCACATCTGGTACGGGCGTATTCATTGTTCAGCATTCCAACTTGGATAGCGCTGGCGAATTGCCAGAACTGGACAAAGACAACTTGGTGACTATTTCGTATCGTGATAGTCAAAGCAATATCATGAGTGGTGGTGCTGTACAGCTTGGTCTGACTCACCTCCGTCGCCTCAATGCATATGCGACAAGTTCGGATGGCACGCCAAATACAGGCACTCTAACCACTGTGTTTACCAACACCGGTACGGTCAACTTCCAGATTGAAAATCGTTCCATGAACGAGGCTCGTGATGCGATCACCAAGACCGACGACAGCGGATTTGGCAACACCAGCGGTGTTGTTGCTCGTGTTCAGTACGCAACTGCTGACAACTTTGATGCTGGTTCATCAATTGGTTCTGTTGTTGGTGCGTCTGGCTGGTTGCTTGAAAGTGATACAAACAATGCTTTCGATTCTGGCGAGGTCACTGGCGATATTCCTGAGATTGATATCAAGGTTGACAGCGTTGCTGTTACAGCAATCACCAAGAAGCTTAAAGCTAAGTGGTCCCCCGAATTGGGTCAAGACCTCAACGCTTACCACAACTTGGACGCTGAAGTTGAGTTAACTGGCATTCTTTCTGAGCAGGTCGCTCTAGAAATCGATCGTGAGATCCTAGAAGACCTCATCAAGAGAGCAACTGCTGGTACTCTACACTGGTCACGTTCACCGGGCTTGTTCGTTAATCGCGAAACGGGTGCAGAAGTTGGTGCATCGACGCTGGCTCCTGACTTCACGGGTACTGTTAGTGAGTGGTACGAGACCTTGTTAGAGACCGTTAATGACGTCTCTGCTCGTATTCACCGCAAGACGCTTCGTGGTGGTGCCAATTTCATGGTTACGTCACCTGAAGTTGCTAGCATTCTAGAGTTTACTGCTGGATATCGTGCCTCGGTTACGGTTGATAGTAATGGAACTGCTGGTGCTAATAAGGTTGGCAACATTTCTAAGAAGTACGATGTTTACATCGATCCATACTTCCCAAGAAACTTGGTCTTAGTTGGCCGTAAGGGTAGTAGCTTCCTTGAGAGTGGCTACGTTTATGCTCCATACGTCCCGCTACAGGTCACGCCCACTATCTTCAATACCGAAGACTTCACGCCACGCAAGGGTGTGATGACTCGCTATGCCAAGAAGATGGTACGTCCCGACATGTATGGTCTTGTTATTGTGCACGGCTTAGTCGGTGCTAGTGGTGCCTAATTAGGCAACAAATAGGAATTAATTTTCCAGCCCCGGTTCTTCGGAACCGGGGCTTTTTGTTTTTAAAGGCACTATTTATAATGATTGTGGAAAAAGAATTAAAGAGACCACAACTAATTTTTTATGGAGAAAAATAAAAATGGCATTTCAACACTATAACAAAAGTATGAGGATTAAAAACCTCACTATTGTCGATGATACTGGCGCGTCGTCAACGCGCAACATCATGGACATCATGACAAAACCCGATCCAAGCACACTGACGGCAGTGTCTGCAGATCAAGCCTTAGTGGCAAACACTCGCTATCTAATAGCTGA